TAACTACAGCCTGTGAAGAATTTTATGACCCTAATAGATAAGAAAAAATAATGCCCTATGTAAAAGATTCTGAAATACATGGTCATGGCGTTTTTGCAGATAGGGATTATGCTCAAGGCGATACAATTGAGTTATGTCCTTATTTGTTTGTCACTGAAAGTGACGTAGATGATGAGTGTATTCTTCATAACTATATGTTCTACTCTCCGTATGAAGGTGACACTGACTTCATGGTTGTGTTAGGATTAGGCATGGTCTACAACCACAGCGATGCTCCAAACGCAGAATGGGAAGCCTGTGAATCAGATGACCGTTTTGTTAAGTTTTTTGCTTTAACAGATATAAAGCAAGACGAAGAAATACTGCATGATTATGGCGAAGGATATTGGAAAAGTAGATAGGGGGAAGTACCTATGTATGAACATATAGCATCAGACCAACACAGAGAAGCGAGATTAGCAAGATGGCGAAGACAGCAAAAACAAAAGCGAAAAAGAAACCAGTTAGAAGGGTTAGCCTTTCGCAGGGCGGTGCGCCGAAAAGCAAGAGTAGAGTTAATGAAGCTGGCAACTATACTAAGCCCGGAATGAGGAAGCAACAGTTTAACCGCATTAAAGCTGGCAGCAAGGGTGGTGGCCCCGGTCAGTGGTCGGCGCGTAAAGCCCAGATGCTTGCTAAAGCATACAAGTCTGCTGGTGGAGGATATAAGTGACCGCACACGTATTCCTGCTTCTTGTTTACTTGGGAACTGGGGATGCACGTAGACTAGAAAGTGGAGATATGTACTTTCGTGATATAAACGAATGTAATTACTTTGCTTCCCGTGTAACTAAACGATATGGAAATTATGAATACTTACAATACATAGACCCAAAAGATAGAGTAACTGCGTACTGCGTACCCAGATATGTAAACCCAGAGGATGTAAAACTTTATTAATGCCCCCACGTAACCACACAAACTGGACTAAACAGCCTAACGTAGAATATGTAAACTCTCTTATCTACTCTGACCAGAGTTTGTTTGAGGAAGAACTAGAGAACATTTTTTCAAAAGTGTGGGTCCCTTGTTTTCACAAAAGCGAACTGCCACAGGCAGGTAATTTTAGAACTGCTCAAATAGCAGGGCAAAACATTCTCGCCTACAACACTGGCACAAATATAATTGCCTATCGTAACTACGATGTATTTAGACCGTCTGGTAAGTTTTCTTCTCCGCTAATAACATCTGAACCGAAGTTACATTGTGAAGTAAAACATGGAGGCATGGTCTGGATTACTTTAGACCCTAATCCTACTATGAGTGTGGAGGAGTGGACTTGTGGGGCTTTTGATTGTATTGCTGATGCTATTGATACAGAAGAATTAGAAGTATTTCACTACCACAAGTCCATCATAGGAACAAACTACAAGCTGTGGCACGACACTAATAGTGAGTTTTATCATGACTTTATGCACTACTTCAATCGTGTGTCGGGTTTCAATGACGAATACTTTGCCCGTAAAAATATACCGTTTGATAATGGTCATGTTAACGTAAGTAGTTTTACTGTTAATTATGAAGAGTACGATGGGTTTGATGACAGGGGTGAATTGTCTTTTCCTAACTTGCCACCAAATCAGTGGTACATGGTAGACTTGTTTCCCGGCTACAACTTTAATTTGAGGGGTAGTGCATATCGTAGTGACAGCGTAACTCCTCTTGGCCCTGACAAAGTGTTGATTGAATTTCGTGGCTACGGACTAAAAAGCGACACACCACAAGAACGAAACACACGCATCGAACACCACAACTCTATCTGGGGGCCGTTTGGACGTAACCTGCATGAAGACCTTATAGGTGTGGCAGGACAGGGTACAACAATGCGTCCCGGAACTGAACCTCGCAACATCTTACACGGCAGACACGAAAACGGAACCATTCACGATGAGGTGGGTATGCGGCACTACTACGGTGAGTGGAGTAAGTGGATGGGAGTATCAACACAAAAACCAAAACAGGAGGCTGCATAGATGGACCCAATTAGTGCAATGGCAACAGCATCGGCTGCTTTCGGTGCAATTAAAAAAGGTTTTGCCATAGGTCGTGACATTGAACAAATGTCAGGTGACTTGTCGCGGTGGATGGGTGCTATGTCTGATTTGGAACAGGCAGAGAAAGAAGCTAAGAATCCTCCAATATTTAAAAGGTTATTTGCTGGGCAATCAGTAGAGCAAGAAGCCATAACTGCATTTACTAACAAGACTAAAGCAGAACAACAACGATACGAACTACAGCAGTGGATTAGCATGACACTAGGCAGGTCTAAATGGGATGAACTTGTTCGTACAGAAGGACAGATACGTAAGCAGCGTAAAGAGACACTGTACAAACAACGTGAACGTAGACAGAAGTTCGTAGAGATTGTAGCATGGATTGTAATGGTATGTGTCTGCGCTAGTATTCTTTACGGGCTTGTAGCATTTCTTATGTCGAAGCAAGCCAAGTCAGAAACTTTTCCTNAATACGTAGCTTGCAGACTTAAAGGTTGTCAGACAATTAACAATCAACAAGTATGTATTTATCATGGTGCTAACAATACTGTAGACCAAGTATGGATAGATTACGGACAGTACGTGCCAAGAGAAATACAATGTAAGTATGACCCTAAACAAGAAAAACCTGCAAGTATCCAAGAAACATTTAAAAAAATTAGAGAGTCACAAAAGTAATGAAAAAATCACAGAAAAGCCTAGCTAACTGGACTAAACAGGATTGGCGCACTAAATCAGGTAAGCCTTCTGCTAAGACAGGGGAGCGTTATTTACCTGCTGCAGCAATTAAATCCTTGACAAGTAGCGAATATGCTGCTACAACTAAGGCTAAAAGAGAAGGTAAAGCTGCAGGTAAACAGTTTGTAAAGCAACCTAAAGGCATTGCAAAGAAAACATCAAAGTTTCGGAGAGGTGCATAATGTTAAATTTATTAATTGGTCCAATTACACAACTAGCAGGAACTTGGTTAGATGGAAAAGTTGAAAAGACTAAAGCAGAAACTGGTGCAAAGGTGGCAAAGGCTAAAGCCGAAGCTGTCATTATGGAAAGGAAAGCTACGGGCGAACTTGACTGGGATTTGGAGATGGCTAAAGGAAGCCAGTCATCGTGGAAAGACGAGTGGCTTACCGTTTTGTTCTCTATTCCTCTCGTTATGGCGTTTATTCCGGGGATGGAAGAAGTAGTTGCAAACGGATTTGAACAACTCAACGCAATGCCTGAGTGGTATCAGTATAGCCTTGGTGTTATTGTTGCTGCCAGCTTTGGTGTACGCAGTGCTACTAGGTTGTTTGGTAAAGGGAAGTCCTAGCGCAGATGTGGAGTATGCACGACATAACAACAGAAGAACAAGCGAGGAAGAATCGTGAAAGTAGCAATGGAAAGAATACTAGCGTGGAAGATACTACCTCGCTTGATGATGATTATGATGTCAATATCCGCTTGGCGGGTAGTGGAGTGGTTTATGACATTACCAGACCCAACCAACGCACAAGCAGGTCTAGTGAGTGTAGTCACGGGGGCTATGACAGGTGCATTTGCGGTATGGATGGGACATGAGAAATGAAATATAGCAGACACGACTTTATACAAAAATTAATTACACATGAAGGTTTACGCCTTGAAGTATATAAAGACTCACTAGGAATTGATACTATTGGTATCGGACGTAACCTAGAAGACCGTGGCATTACTAAAGAAGAACTTGATTGGATGGACATTCCTAATATGGCTATTGTTCATACAATGGGTATTTCTGAAGCTGATGCTATGTATCTAGCAGAGAATGACGTGCAGATAGTCGAAGAAGAACTTGTTCGTGCGCACCCTTGCGTTAACAAGCTAGACGCTGTACGTCAACTTGTAGTTATGGATATGGCATTTAATATGGGTGTGCCACGTCTATGTAAGTTTAAAAACATGTGGAATGCTATCCACGAAGAAAATTATATTGTTGCGGCAAAAGAAATGCTTGACAGTAGGTGGGCAGTTCAGGTAAAATCAAGAAGTACAAAATTAGCTAACGCAATGCATAATGGTGAGTTTTAATGGCTAGACAACTAACGGATAAGCAACAAGCACTACTCAACGTCCTCTTTGAAGAAGCGGGTGGTGACTTAGTGCAAGCAAAGAAACTGGCGGGATATGCTGACACTTCTAGTACTGCAGAAATTGTTAAAGGTCTTAAAGAAGAAATACTTGAGGCAACTCAAATGTA